CTCTATGTCTAACTATTTGTAATTGTCCAACTACTGGATATCGAGAGCCATCTGAATTCTCATCATAACCTTCATAAAAAGCATGAGAGTTAAATATGTAATATCTTAAATTATCAGGATCTGCTGTTGTTGTTGATGAAGAAGTTACACTAAAAGTAGAACCAAAATACGGACTACTTTGATAAGGACTAAAGTTACCACCTGGATTTTGAAATGTTTGAGTAAGTGTAAGATTGCCACTACTTTGATTAAAATTATCATATGCATAAAAACTAAGAGCAGTTGATTGTTCTATCTCTATAGAAATATTAGCATTGTTACCAAATGCACTAACATAGATTTGTTTAAATAAGTCAGTATCAAAAAAATCAGACTCATATGAATAACCAGCATTAGCAAAGATTTCATCGATGATGTACTTTGCTCTAATCATTGGTTTAAAACGATTTTTATTAATTGGATCCTGGTGATGGTTAAATGCTCCAGTGGAACTGGACGAGTTCGGACCTAAAGCTATTTGAGGAAATCCTACTAATGGCTCACCTTCATCATTATACAAAGCACCGTGATCTACTAAAGGAAATATAACATCACCATTAGCATAACCATTTGTTGAGCTTGGTGTAATTGGATTACCTGCAATATCTACTGTACTTGGATAGGCTTCCCAACTCTCTTCAACTTCAGCCATTGTATAAGAGTTACCGAGAGGTGCAATTGCATCTAAATTAAGGTCACACATTCTAGCATCACCAATAATAGAAGAGAAGTCTCTAGTCTCACCTAAGAATAGCAGCTCATAGTCAATTCTATCCTTGTCATTATTTGTAAATATCTTTTGTAGTCTGATGTGGCCCTGTCTAAACTCTGCGCCATCAACTAGAATCTCTGCAGGCTTTTTAGTAGTTACATCAAAATCAATCCCGTCTATCTCAAACGCATTTAAAAAGAATTCGTTGTTGTCTCTAGTAGCGGGTACTTTAAACTGCTTAGAGAACACGGAAGATGCGTCTGCGTTAGTGATATCCTCAATACTAAGAGTTAACTTGATTGGCTCAACGTCATATAAGTCCAGAAAGACTGGATTTAGTTTTGCTTGTTGATCAGCGACTGATTGGTAGACCTTTAATTGAATCATATTATCCTCTTTGCGATTTTATGTTTGATGCTAATTTATAATTAACTGTGTATTGGAACAGTCTGTCTTTTCTATAACTCTTTTGAGTGTAAGAAGAAGAGATCAAATTAATTGGTATCCATTGGTTTGCGTACTCACCAGTGGAATGTCTAACCATAACTGATGGTGATTTAAACATAGACTCTAATAGATCTGCTTCTTTGTCATTCATATAACCTGATGTAGCTTCCCATACTTCTTTGATATTTTGTGAGTAAGTAGTAAAGCCTCTTGATTGTTTGTTAACTGAGTATGATGTAGAGTTGTAGTCTGCTACTTCTTGTAAGAAATTGTTTCTTTCAGTATTTATCTTCTTCTCATTCTTCTTGGTAAACGTGAACTGGTCTCTATAACCTAATGAGTTTAACCATGCAAACTGAATGTGGTCATAGTCATTACAAGGTTCTTGGATAAGATTGTATCTCTGTGCTTTCCACGCTGGTGTGTACAGTAGACCACCGCCACCGCATTCTGAAGTTACTGGTGAGTAAACCATTGGCATCACATAGTAGTGTGTGGTAAATGGATTTAAATCAAAACCTGGTAGGTTAGCAGGTCCTGTTCCAATTGTAACTGTTTTAAAATTACCAGTTGACACTAAGCCTTGACCTGGTGTGTTGTTAGGTCCACCACCATTATTGATTATATTGTTTATCTGTCTTTCAGATGACATGTTTCCATTCGCATCATACTCTGCAATTATAAAGGCTTCAATACCTTGTGCATTAAAGACTGGTGGATTAGCACCACCTCTATTAGTTGGTTGAAAGAATGATTTAGTACACTGATCATCTGTATACACATTATGTACATCAATACCAGTAGGTGATCCCCAATCATTTGCAAAGTCATCACCAGTTTCAGTGTCTTTAATAGTCCATACATTATCAGATAATGCAGAGGCTTGTAGTGGCTTCGCAGTGGGATTTAAGATTGTACAACCATTAATATCTGATTGTAGTGCTGCTTGATATTTAGATGCAGTAAATGGTACTTGCCAATATGATTTAGCACCTGCAATGGTAGTATAAATTGTAGGGTTTATAACCCAAGTCCCTGGTTCTCCAGCTTCTGGTATGGTACCTCCTGTTTCTTCCGCTGTTGCGATTTGATATTCTATTAGTTCACCATTGGCAATCTGTAAACCATTACCAGTAACACCTAATGCGTCGATGTTATTTTTAGTAGGTGACACATAAGCTTGTAAGATGTTTTGAATATCAAAGATGGCACGTGCTTGTCTGTTAGGTGATTGTCTAATATCTGCAATAGGATTAGGGTTACCTAAAAGGTAGATTCTAAGTGCATACTTGTCTGCATTGGGATCGATCCCTGTTAGTGTAATTGGATTTGCTCCATACGCCATGTCAAATGGACTAGAAGGTGTTTGTGGAATTGTTATGGCCATGATTAAAAGTCTATTGTTATTTCCTCTAGGAATTGTTCTCCTATGTATTCTTGTATAATTAGTTCGTCATAGAACTTACGAGCTGGTAAACCAAATGCTCTGTTTTGGTAACCAATACCAAATCCAAAGTTAGGTGCTGGTTGTGGGTCTGTGATACCTCCAAAGTCATTACTAAATGGTTTGTGATATGATTGTGTATTGTAGTTAGGTAAGACTCCATAGTTTTGATAAAGTCCATACTCTAACATGTTAAACTCAATTGAATTGCTACCATTAAATGACCAACTAATACTACTACGTAAAGCACCAGTGTCAACAGGCACATTTAATTTCATAGTCTGTACTACTTGATCGCCAATCTCTGCCAACAGTTCTTGTGGATCTGAGAGTGCTTCACCTAATTGGGCTAATTCATTTACAAATTGAGATACAGTTTCTGCCATTAGAGTTTATCAATGTATGGTGCAATACACTCGTTGATTGGTGAGGGTACTTGTATAGTTATAGTTGCTGTCATACCTGCTAATTCATCTTGGTACTTCTCTTTGAATGGAGTGTATGTAATACCAGTCAGTTCTATTTCAGGTTGATCTTTGTAAAAGTAATAGAGTCTCGCTAAGATATCATCAATGTACTGTTGACACTGAGATTGGATTGTGATGTAGTTGTCATACTGATCACCCTCTTCTTTACGCGCCATGTCCATTACTATCATGTTGAATGAGTAGTTCATTACTGATTGATTTCTTGTGCTACTACTTGGCAATAGAAACAAGTAAGGGTAGTCTACACCTTGTTCTTCAGGTCCTAATTGTGATTGAGACTTGAGATCAGACAGTTGACCATAACCAAAGTCTTTCAACATTAGGTGATCTTGTGTAGCTTGTCTGAATCTGTTAATTACTTCTTTGTATGTCATGCTCTAAGTTTTTGTTTGCGTGCTTCTTGTGCTGCTGCCAAAGCTTTCTCTTTCTTTATTTGTAAGAAGGTCAAAACTTTGTGTAATGGCTCTTCTGTTATTTGGTCCATTTTTAAGATGTCTTCACCTGCTAGTTCTACTATAACTTTATACCAACCACGTGATACCTCTTTAGGATCAAAGTCAGTCTCATCTACAAATTCATTATCAGAACCATCTAAGTTAAACAGTTGTGCATATTGTTTGTAGATACTAGATCTCCATTTAATATACTGTTCTACTGAGGCTAGTGCTTCATTTGCCCATGGTGTGTCGATCTCTAACACCTTCATTATGTCAGTAATGTGTTTCTCAATACCTAGTGACACATAACAATCTAAATCAACAAACTGACCAAACTTCATGGCATCTAATTTAGGTTGATGTTTAAGAGTTCTCAGATTCATTGCACTAATCAAGAAACCTATAAACAATTGCATACTGTCTGGATCTGCACCATTAAACTCTGTTACTGGTATACCACTAATAGCATTGATAATCCATGGCCAATGTGCCTGATTCTCAAACTCCCATTGTTGTAGTGTTTGCCACTCATCAATAGTTAGTCTCTCTGGTATTACCCATTTAGTAGAGTTTATGTTAACTGTTATCGCCATACTCTTAAATATAAATTAGATGGATTATGAATTAGTAACCACCCATTACTGTGTAGGTACCATATGATTTGTTTTGAATTCTATGCCAGTTTGAAATACAGAGTGCTATTACCATATCATCATGAAAGGGTGTACGCGCTGCATACTTTACATTTCTAGTAGTAGGATTGTATGACATCTCAAAGACTTCGAGTTCGTGATGTAGTTCTGGAAATAGGTTAGCGTCTGGTATTCTGATCTGGTTTTCGTTAAAAGCAAGTATAAGAGATTCTACTATGTCTTTTTTACTTGAGTTAGAGGTGACGAACGGGTGTGTGTCCTGATACTGTTTCTTAATAGACTCAAAGATAACAGTTCCCATCGAATTGGTTTCAATCATAATAGTAGCATTGTATTTACGTGCTAACATAAGTATATTGGATTGCATCACATCCCAATCCTTTTGATTGTCTCTGTAAATCTCTATCACATTACCTGATTGGTCCATCGCCACAGCTACGGTGTAATCTGACTCTCTACCTAAATCGACACCAATATAGACTTTACCATTTCTTGGTGGATATTGAGAGAATGTATTAGTCTTGAAGTTTGAGAAGACCATTGATTCTCCCTCTAAGAACTCACCTAAATACTCTGCTCTATAGATGGCATCAGGTAATACCTTCTTTGCCGCTTGGACTTCTTCTTGGTTTATATAAGGGTTGTCTCCTTGTTCCATACGCACACTAGCATAGTTGGGATACTCAGGGTTCTGTCCTAACTCGAACATGTTATAGAACCAATCCCTTCCACGTGGTGTGCTGAACAGGACTACTTTTTTACCATGAACAAGTGCAGTTGGTTCGATGGCTCTTCTGTATGCATCTTCAGTTTGGTATGATGCTTCGTCTAGAAAAAGATATGAGAATGTGTAACCTCTAAGTCCATCTTCTCTCTCACTAGATCTAAAGTAAATCTTTGAACCAGTCTTGAGTTTAATCTCATGATTAGAGAAGTTGGTGGCTTCGACAATACCACTGTCTTTAATGGCTTCGTAAAGATCTTCCATTAGTTTTCTAGCTTGTGAGTAAATAGGAGCTACTACACCAATCTTACAACCTTTGTCATTAATACCATAATACAATAAGAGGTTAACCAACAAGAGTGATTTACCCTGTTGACGTGGCGAAACTACAGTGATATACTTTTGAGTACCATCAACTATAGTGTCTATAACTCTTCTTTG